TTTTTTCCGAAAACTGAAAGCCAACCTGCCCCGATTGCAGGACCGCATCCTGAACGACGTGATCGCCGTAGAGGCCGAAGCCTTCCACGCCAAGAACTTCCGCGATGAAGGCTTCACAGATACCGGCCTGCAAAAATGGCCGGCCCGCAAAAAGTCGGATAAGAACCCGGCGCGCCGGGCGCTCCTGGTGCTCACTGGCAATCTGAAAGGCCATGCTCTCAAAGGCCGGGTGCAAGGCAGTTCCGTGGTGTTCAGCTTCCCGCTCGAATACATGCGGGTACACAACGAAGGCGGCAGGGTCGGGCGCGGCGCCGGCTTCGATATGCCCATGCGCAAGTACATAGGAGAATCGGAATACCTCCGAAAGCGCATCGAGGATAAAGCCCGCCGCCTGATGGATCAAACCTTAAAAAGTCTTTAACGATCTTTAAACGATGAAAAACAAGACATTGCTCCTGTCGCTGCTCATTGCAGGCGTTGCCATATTCGGCGTAAGCAAAGCCGTGAAGGATACCCTGGAACACCACTACAGCCAAAGCGTATTCGCCAGCCTGCCGGCTGCATTCTGGAACCCGGCAGTGTCCTGGAAAAACAAGTACCAGGACTGGGACGCCGGCGACAAACACCCGGCATTTGCCGGCGCTGACAACATACTGGTATCGCTCACCGATGCCTGGCACCTGTTCGATCTGCTGGGTATCGTGGCGCTCATAGTGGCCGGGCTGGCTGCCGGGCGCTTGGTATCGCTGAGCGCCCGCCCGGGCCGTGCCTGGTGGATTTGGGGCGCATTCATACTGCTGGGCGGCATTGGAGTGTTTCACGCATTTTATACCTGGATATTCGTATGAAAGAGATATTCACAGCCTTCCAGGCTGCTATTGCGGCGCAGGTGCCGGCCGTCAAATTCACCGACTTCGACCTTGGCCAACTCGACGTGGCCAACCCGCCCGTATCATTCCCCTGTACGCTGCTGGCCTTCACTGGCTCGGAGATTTCGGTTATCGGCACTGTGAACGAAGAGGAAACCGTGGTGATAGAGGTGGCCACTGCCTTCCGGCTGCGCGAACGCACACACAGCGTAGCAAACTCGACCTACCGCGATGAAGCACTTACGCACCTCGATACCGTGGAAGCCGTACGCCTGGCGCTGAGCGGCCTGAGTGGTACAACCTTCACGGCGCTGCAATACCGGGGCTTCACACTCGACCGACGCGCCGACCTGCGCGTGTACCGGCAGCACTTTGATACTTCGTACTATGCCGAACCGAGTGGCGAGAACACTCCGCAGTATGTGCCCTGGCCAAACCCGACAGGGCCGGATTTGTGTGTGCATCCGGATATTGACACTGGACAATAATTGTCCAAAAAGAAGAAGAGCCGACCGGCGTGTTGCTGGTCGGCTCTTCTTCTTTTTATAAAAACATTTTGTTCCTTAAAATGAAAGGCGTCGATGATGTGAAAACACTTTTAGTTAATCTTTAAAACAAATGTACTTTTCGTTTTGCGGGATTTGTAGGTTGGGCAATAATAAATAAGCCTCCTATGAAATACTACATGCTTCGATTTTTGTTTTTCTGCTTGACTTTACTTTTAGTTTATAAAAACACGGACGCTCAGATCACCACTGTTTTATCTGCTGGTCAGCAATTGGCAGAAAAGGCTGCCCAAAAATCATCTGCAAAGAAAAAATCAAAACTGGCAGATAAGTACACCTCATTATATACGCTGAATGGGGAAAGCGTCCCACTGATGCGGGTTCCAGCAGCGCAAATTAAGGGTATGTCTAAAAACCAGATTCTTAAAGTTCAAGGTAGTTTAGATGTAGCCAATGCAGACCTTAAAGCCGGCAGGCACATCAAGAATACGGACGAACTGGAACGGGATATCCGTTTAATTCAACTAATCGACAGTGACTGGATTATCCAGCATTACCTCACAGAATGCTTATTCTACCGCCATTACGAAACTGACCTTACGGCCAAAGAAAATGAGATTCGAGCACAAAAACAGCGAAGAGAAAAATTTGTGATGGATAGCATTCAGCACGAAAGGAAGATGGCTGAGATAAAACTTCAAAATCAACTTAAAATAACTCGGGACAGTATAGAAAGAATAAGGTTAGCCGAATTTCATGCAAAAGAGCGGGAAAGGGACAGCATACAAGCAACGAAGAGAATAATTATACCGCCACCCGCCACAACTTCGGCCCCGATAAGCAATTTTTCGCCTTCAAAGACACCCAGTACAAAAACTGGAAAATCAACGCCGAAAACAGGCAGGCGATATTCAAGTCACACATACTACACCGGACCTCGGGGAGGATGCTATTACATCAACGCAGATGGCAAAAAGATATACGTTGATCACAGTTATTGCCAATAACCAGCGCTAAACAGAAGCGCCCGCTAAGTGCGGGCGCTTCTGAGGCTATGGGCTTGACATTATTCCTCCAGATCAATAATTTCATATTCGTGACCAAGGGAATCTGATTCATTGATATTATGGTTGAGCCAATCAATTGCATCCTCGAAAATAGTCCAATCTTTAACACGCCTGCCTCCATACTGCGCAAAGTGAATGATATGCCGTTTAGCATCTTCCGGAATATCGACATCCTCTAAAGAGACTGTGTAAGTAACCTTAACTGAAATTCTTTTTAGTTTTTCCATCGGTTGAATTATTGTTTTAAAATAGTTTTAACTGAACACCCCCCCCTTCGTCGCCGTGATCGTTGCCATGACTTGCCGCTACCCGCTCATTCCAATCCTTGGCGGCTTTCAGCATCGTGGTGATATCTTGACTGTATTCTTCCATACCTGCCTTGCGGGCTTCCGACATGGTGCCATAAGTGGCCACACTGAGCGATTCAGGAGAGGACCGGTAGGCCATGTTTCCAAATTTGATGCGAATGCTCAGACCAAAACCCCATTTCCCAGTGGGGGCTTTGAACACCTTTACCTCGCCGGTGAACTCCTTGCGCGAGTCCTGGTGAACAAGGACGGGATTTGTGCAGACGCCGTGCTCGTTGAAAGTGTATTCGCTCATACCAATTCCAGTTTGCTCTGAGTACCGGCAGCCGGCTTTCGGTCCCAGATGATGAACTTTTGATTTCCGCCGAAACGGCTGCGCGGGTAGGCCACGAAGTCGCGCACGTGAATCTTCACATCGCACATGTAGGCGATTTGTTTGGCGTATTCGCCGCGCGGTTTGCCGCCGCTTTCCCAGCACACCACAATGAACGATTTGCGCGGGTGCGCATCTATGAGGGTTTTGAATTGTGCCGTGGTGAGGTTCAGGTAGTCGCGGCTGTCGATCACCACCACTTGCGGCGCGTTCTTGCCGCTCAGCCGCTCCATCATTTCGTCGAATGTTTCCTGGTCGCCGAAGATCACCTTTCCGGCCACCTCCATCATGTTGTTGCGGCGCAGGGCGTCCTGCAAGGTTTTGCAAATGCCCTGCTCGAAGGAGTTGTAATACACCTTCGAGAAGCCGGCCATGTACTTCGCCAACTGGATACAGAACTCCGTTTTGCCATTTCCGGGGTTGCCCCAGATAATGGTTTTCATGTTCCGTTCCGGTTCGCCGAACGAGGCAGCCCAGTGGCCCGTGAAATCGTAGGTGATGAACTTCCGATCCAGGAAGTCCGAAATGCCGATGGCTCTCATTGCAGTAATTTTATTAGGTTGCTGTTTGCGGGTTTATTGGGCAGGTTCTGATCCAGTTGTCCGACGATGCCGTTGCGGATCACATCATCCAGCACGTGCTGCATTCCTACGCTCAGCAGGAGTTCGCGCAGGGCCAGCGCCTGGTAGTCTTTCAGTTTGAAGCGGTAGGGCGGGCGGCTGTTGTATATTTTGCCGTAATGCTTATCGTACCACCAATCTACCACCATGCCCGCCCATTCCAGCCCGGCAGGCGCGCCCACTTCGCGGATGGTTTCGCAGAGGTTGGTGATGGTGGCCATTTCGATACCGGCCCATTCGATGGTGGCTTCGTTTTTCATTGTCAGTTTACGGTGTTGGCATTGTCAATGTTGATCATGGGACCTGCCGGCTCTGTTTTCACACCCCGTTCGCGCAGGAAGTCCTGGGCATCGAGGGCATCCAGTACGGCGTTTTTAAGCGGTTCGTTGCCCAGGAAGGCCAGTGCCAGCAGGGTAGTTACCTCTTCCTGGGTGCCTTCGATGTGGATCATGTGGCCGATGGGGTGCGTTTCGATGTGGACGTGTGCCATGTTTAAAAGAATTTACCTTCATTACGAATAACCCCCATCAGCATACCGTCCATGAAAAACACACACACATGGCCGTTTATGACTGTAGCCATTACCGAGTGGAACCCGGCCTTGGATAAGACATACTCACCTGGGAAACTTGAACTTTCTTTTGCAGAAAACCCCTGTGACTTCCAATAGTCGAGAAATGGTTCCATGTTATTCGATAATCTTGATTTCAGTACAAGTCTTTTTCAGGTGGCTGATCAGGGAGCGGGCACTGGTCCAGGTGTTGTAGTATCCTGCAAGCAATCGAACCTTTTTTGCTTTTTCGTAAGCGGCTTTGCCATCAAATCGGCGAATGATAACCAGCATTTTGGCAGTATTCGGCCGAATGATCATAGGTCTGCCAAACTTCTTACCGATCTCGTTATCCTTTTTGCTGTACTCTCCCTTCCAACTGCCGTCTACATACCACGCTGTGACCATTTTCCTTTTGTATATGTAATTCTGAAAAGAGACACGGTATCCGTCGCAATCAAGCACAACCGTAGTGTAACTGTTTACATCCATTCCTTCCAGTTTGATTTGCCAGTCGGGTTTAGTTTTGATATGTGCCATCTTCAAGTTGTTTGATTTTTGACTGCGTGATCACTCCATTGTTTTGCCATTGCTTGAGCAATTCCATTAAATGTTTTTGATCTGATTTCCCTGTTTTTTTCGCTCCTGGTTGATGGCGTTTGAGCCAGCCATAAAGGCATTCTATAACCTTTATCGTTCATGTAAAACGCTCCTTTTGAAACATGCGTAATGTTCTGGTCAAACAGATTTACCGTAGGATTATGATACAGAGCCGGCAGGTTTTTTAGCCAGATACAGGTAGTTTTTTGAAACTCGTCCCCAAAAAAGTAAGGCTGAATAATCTGTGGTTTGGGTAATCGGGGGTCTCTATTCATCGCCCCTACCGGATTTTCCATGTAAACCATTGCCGCATTTTCGCAGGCAATTTGCCATAACTTTATCGTCCATTCAACCGCTTCCAATCTCTCTGTATTTTTGGGCTTACCAGGTGCGTATGTCCGGTTTGAGGTATTTGTTAATTTCTTGCATTCCGGATGTAGCCCTATCAGGTGCCACGGTTTTAGCCGGATCGCTTCCATTACATCCATTTGCAAATGCCATTCAGGGTGGCCACCGGAACATGGTTTAAGATCATTACTGTAAGCGTTATGGCCCAAATCACGAAAGGCTTTCGTTACCGTTTGGCTTTCTTCGCAACCAATGAGGACGTTCAGTTTGGTCATTTAAAAGTGAATTTTTGCAGCACATCCGGGATTCGAACCCGGGAACAAAGGCATTACCACTCTGCCAATGTGCTGAACCAGTCCGCGACTTACGCCACGGCTTTATCTTGTTCCCCTTTCCATTTTTTCCACAGCGCTGCCAGCAGTGCCAGCACCCCGGCCAGCCATGCCAGCCGTTCCGGCCAGCCACCGGCCGAAGGCGGCAGGATAGTGGTGCCCAGCCGGGTAGATACTGCGCGGATCGTATCGCGAATAGTTACAACCTTCTGCACCTCGCGGCCCGGGAGGTATTTGGTGAAGGAGGTATAAATGATGCTGTCCTTGGTAAGCCCTGCCGGGCAGGGTATGGTGTCGTGTATTTCCACCATGTAGCCGGCCAGCGCGATGGTATCTGTTTTCGTAATCGTATCGCTGGTGGCCACTACGGTTTCCATCGGGTCCGTCCAGGGCGCCACCACGGAGGGCAGCGTGATTTTCGGAGAGCAGGCCGTGAATACCGAGATCAGGCTGATGCCGATCAGGAACAGGATGATTGCCAGGCCGATGCCTGAAATGATTTCAAGATGCTTTTTCATTGTAAAACTTAAAATTTGAAGTTGTGAAAATCGTTGCCGTCGATGATGGTGGTATCGAACCTGAAGTCGGGATTGTCCACTACACGGGGATCGCGGTTGAGCCATGTCATGAACATTAAGTGCATACCCCAAGCCTGGCCGACAAGGCAACCCTCGCTCCATACGCCTACGTTTTTCGGCGTAGCATTGGGGCAACCATGCTGATTGATACCAAACAGGCCGGTATAAACTGTATCGCCTGTACGCAGTCCGTCCCGGTTTTTGTCCCTGTATACAGATACCGGCGCGCAGTGGATCAGAGCGGGGTGGTATTGTTTGCTCTTATGAAATCCGATTTTCCACGCTTCCAGGTGCTGCCCGATAGCAATGCGGGCCACACCGTTGCGTTTGGCAGCCTCCACTGAAAACGTGGCCTGGGCTCCGGGTTCGGTAGTGGCAGAGGTATTAAAAATGCATCTCCAGCCATTATTGAAAGTCAGCAGCAATCGGCGGTCATTCCAGCCGTCCAGCCGGTCGACGTTTTTCGTGCCATCTGGATTACTGCCTTCCATGTACACAATGTTCAGGCAGTCGGCACCGTCGAAAAGCCGGTAGCCCTTCGAAAGCATGTAGGCGACAATTTTATCAGCATTCATTTGTTTGCAATTGTTTTAGTTCTCTCGATGCCGGTACTTCCAGGTATTCCCGGAATGACCGCTCCGAAATGTGAAAAGCCGGATAGATGTGTTCTCTCCAAATCCAGGCATCCGACACTCCTGGGCGTTTGGCGTTCTGGTAGGCTTCCTGCACCGCCAACACGCGGTGCAGGAAGTTGAGTCTGCGGGATTTTGAACGTTTATCTGCCATCAGTTCCAGCGGGCTTTTGCGGCGTCCTGGTCAAGGGCGTCCTTGTTTTTTTTGCCCATTACCGCCAGTTTAGAAACCAGTTGTTTCAGTTCCGCTTCCGTCAGCAGGTACAGGCGTTTGCCAGCTATGCGTTTATTTTCGAGAAACGCGTTTGCCTTGTCCCAGGAGCCGCCCGGATTGTAGTAACCATGCGTCACCAGGTAGTCGATCACTTTCGAGCGCAGTCGGCGTACCGGCAGCGGCGCGTTGTACTTGTTGTCCACCCGGGCCTGTAGTGCGTCGCAGATCGTTTGCAGTTGTTCCTCCGTCAGGTCCTTGCTGCTGGCCACGCCGGCGCCGTCGAGCATCGCAAGGCGTTCGTCTTCAGTGAGGCCGGCCTGTTTCACCAGTGTATGATATCGCCGCGTAAGGCTTGATTTATTGGCATGCTGCATGGCTTACAGGTTTTGTGATTATGAAATGGTGGCGTTTTCGAGCAGTGCTATCAGCGTGTCGTTGTCGTATTCTTCGCCGTCAAATGCCCGGTTGAGCGATTCGATTGCCCGGATCATTGCCGGCAGATTCATAATATACCTGGCCAGAAGTTCAGCCTCTTGCCGCGTCAGCGGGCTATGCGGCACTCCGTAGGATATCTGTACTACCGGGTGCACGTTGCGCGGCAGCCCTATTTCGACCGTCATGTAGGGGCCTTTTCGCACCTGCAATGCCGGGTTGTTCAATACTTCGAGTGCCATATTCAGGATTTGAATTCGTCATCAAATCGGCGGTTTTTCAAATACCGCTCTGGGTGTAATGCCTCCGGTGTCGGGTTTTTATGTTTGCGCCACTGGTGGTATCGCGATGCCTGCATGATCGCCCTGCCCTGGTCGGCTCTGCTCAGTTTGTTCCATTCGCGTTCGGCTTGCAGGCGTCCCACTTTGTAGCCGTACACTTCCCAGAAAATGGGGAAACTTACCTCCATCGGGATTTCGTCGACTTTTACGAAAGGATACTGCGCCGTAATGCATGATATTTCTGTTTCGTTCACTTCAACCACACTGACCATCCAGCGTATTTGCTGGCTTGTAAGACCAGGTGTTAGCACCTCTATGTTTTGTAGCATACCGTCCGCATCGTAGGATACTATCAGGGCGGCTTCGTTGCCATTGCGTTTTACTGTGATTCTGTACTTCATTCCCGTGGCGTTTTAGGAGCCTGCCAGGTCACTTTTGACCCGGCAGGTGTTCCATGAACAATGAGTGTTACGTTAGGCGGTTACACCCACTTTTTTGAATGCCCAGGTGGCTTCCTGCACGATGGCGATGTTATTGGCCTTCAGTGCGTTCTGTACGGTGAGGTTGCCCGGCATAGCGAAGTACAGTTTCTCCACGTCCAGTTCGCTGCTGGTCACCATGAAGTCGGGCAGGGCTGCCGACAGATTTTCCAGCACAAACTTTTTCTGTTTC